TGGGCCGAGCTGCTGTCATCAGATGACGCTCTCAAGGCCGACCTCGATGCGCTGTACGGTATCGACGTCGATCTCGGGATGCTGAACCAGCGAACGCACGATGCACTCAGCCACCTTGCTCGATACGACCCAGAGCGTGCGGGACTTGGTGCGTCGGCTGGTAGCGCAAGTGATGCCGCCGCCGCAGATGTCGACGGTGGACTGGGCGAAGATGTACCGGAGGATGAATCAGAAAGCCTCGGCCAGGCCAGGTAAGTACAACCCCGATTTGACCCCGTGGGTATACGGGATGCTTGAAGCGATTGACGACCCGAAGATCCGAAAAGTGGTCTGTCGCAAGTCCGCCCAGGTGGCCTGGACAGATGGGGTAATCGTCAACTACCTGGGGCGCCGAATCCATCTCGACCCGTGCGGGATGGTGTTGATGTTCCCAAAAGCGGATGACGGCGCCAAATTCGATCGCGAGAAGCTGACGCCGATGATCGAAGTCACGCCAGTGGTCCGCGACTTGGTGCCTATTCATCGCAAGCGGGACAAGGACAACGGCCGGGATCACAAAGGTTTCCCGGGCGGGTTCATCAATCTAGTCGGCAGCAATTCGCCGGGCTCGGTCAAAAGCTCCAGCGCTCCGGTGGTCATCATCGAAGAGCCGGACGACAGCAATACCAATTTGAAGGGCCAGGGCGACACGATCACGCTTCTTGAAGAGCGGACCAAAACTTTTCAGCGCTCCAAAGTCATTTATGGGGGAACCCCGACGGTCGAAGGCTTCAGCCGCATTGATGATGCCTATCGCGGATCTGATCAGCGGCAGTACCTGGTGGCCTGCCCGGATTGTGATGAGCGTCAGCCTTTAATCTGGGACCAGGTCCGGTGGAGCGATGACCCGGCGAGGAATCACGAGATCTACGGCCAGGCGGTGCCCGAGTCGGCCCGTTACGCTTGCGCGCACTGCGGAAGTCTTTGGACAAACGCCCAGAAGTCAGCCGCAGTGCTGTCAGCACGCCGCCGAAAAGAGGCGGGTGAATCGAATATCGAATGGGTCGGCACGGCCCAGTCGGCCGGGGTAGCCGGTTTCGCAATCAGCGAGGTCTACAGCCGTTTCCCGGGGTCATCGCTGACGCGGCTGGTCGAGAAGTATTTGACCGCACAGCATGCCCTGACTCAGGGCAGCGATGGCAAGTGGAGGAGCTTCGTCAACAACACGATGGGGTTGCCCTTCGCCTACACGTCGACTGTCCCAACGGCCGACGTGCTGCGAGAGCGGGCCGAAGGCTACCCCGAACTCACCGTCCCATGGGGTGGGGTGGTACTGACTGCTGGGGTCGATGTTCAGCACGACCGCCTGGCCGTGGTCATTCGGGCTTGGGGTCGTGGTGAGGAAAGCTGGCTGACCTGGTGGGGCGAGATCCCGGGCCGCACGCTGCTGTGCGTGCGGGGTCCGGATGGCCAGCTGGACAAAGCCAACTCCGGCGCATGGGGCGACCTGGACGACTTGCTGACGGGGACCTTTGTGCACGCCTCGGGTGGCCGGTTGCGCGTGCGGGCCGCCAGCATCGACAGCTCGGACGGCCAGACTCAGGACGCGGTCTACAGCTACGTGCGCGGCCACATAGGCCGGGGGTGGATGGCGATCAAGGGTGACAGCGCTCGGGCGGGGGAGAAAGACATTTTCACCGCCCCGAAGACTTCGATCGATACCACAGCCCGGCACAAGCCACATCCCAGTGGCGTGCGGCCCTACATGGTCGGCACTGGGGTCGCGAAGGATTTGATTCTGGGCGTGGATGACAAGGGCGGCCGCATCAAATTGCTCGGGCGCGGCCCGGGCCGAATGCACTGGTACGACGGCGTGCGGCCAGACTACTATGACCAGGTCACCAGCGAAGTCAAGGTGCCGCACCGGTCGATCCGAGGCCGCATGGTCTGGGCGTGCAAGAGCGGGCAGCGGAATGAAGCCCTGGACTGCGAGGTCTACGCCCTGCACGCCGCCCGTGCCTTGAAGCTACATCTGTGGCGTGAGGACCGGTGGAATCACGAAGAGTCGGTCATCCAGCAGGCCGGACTTTTTGAGTCGGTCGACTCAGATGCAAAACCGGCTGACGCCGCCCCTGTGGCGGCTCGGCCCGCTGAACCTGCCCGCGTCACCCAGCCGGTGGCGCGGCCTGCTCAATCTCTTCAGCGACCCGGTCGGGGCGGCTGGTCTGCAAAACGGTGGTAACTGTGAACGTGCCTCAGTCTCTGATCGCCGGCGACAGTGCCAGCTGGCTCGATGACGCCATCACCCTGGCCGATGGCCGGCGGGCTGATTCGTCAGCCTGGACGCTGCGCTACAGCCTGCGCGGCCCCACTCAGCTCGACCTGACGGCCAGCGCCTCGGGCAGCGGCTGGAAGACCGCGCTCAGCGCCTCAGCGTCGTCCGTCCTGACCGCTGGCGATTACGCCTGGGTCGCCATCCTGTCCCGTCAGACTGAGCGTTTCACCGTGGGGCAGGGCCGGGTCACCGTGCAGCTCGACATCACCACCGTCACCACGGCATGGGACGGTCGCAGTGCTGCGCAAAAGGCCTTAGCCGATTGCGAGGCCGCGCTGGCTGACGTCAGTGTCAGCGGCCTGCGCACCAAGAAATACAAGATCGCTAATCGCGAGAGAGAGTTCTCCACGATTGCCGAGCTTTTGCAGCTGCGGGATTTTTGGAAGCTCAAGGTCATGGCCGAGGGCACGGCTCAGTCCCTCGCCAATGGCCATGGCAACCCGCGCAATCTGTATGTCCGCTTCCAGCGGCCTTGATCGGACATCCTCATGACGACGACGACTCTGCGCCCCGACCCGCTCACGCCGGTCGGGCAGTACAGCCGCATGACGCTGCCGACCGGTGCGGTCGTGCCCGATCTGAGTGCCAAGGGCAGCCTGGTGCTGGAGCGCTGGAGCGCCCAGCGCACGGCCGACCGCAATCACCGCGTGATGCAGGACCGTCTGCGTCAGCAGTCGCGCTCGTACCAGGGGGCCCAGATCAACCGTACCAATGCGGACTGGATCGCTATGGGCACCAGTGCCGACTCCGAGCTGATCACCAGCCTGCGGGTCATGCGCAACCGCAGCCGGCAATTGGTCCGCGACAACCCCTACGCCAAGCAGGCTGTACGGGTCATCGTCAACAACGTGGTGGGCTCAGGCGTCGGCATGCAGTGCCAAGTCAGTAGCGGGGCCGGCAAGCTGCTCGGGCGCGTCAATGACCGCATCGAAAGCCTGCATGCCCGCTGGGCCCAGGGCCCGACCTGTCACGTCGCCGGGGTATTAAGCCTGGCGGACATCGAGCGTTTCTGCATGTCGCAGGTCGTCACCGCGGGCGAGTGCGTCATCCGCATTCACCGCCGGGCCTTCGGCGGCGGGGTGGTGCCGATGGCGTTGGAGGTCATCGAGGCTGATCGCCTGATGGATCAATGGCAGACCGTGCGGGCGCCCAACGGAAACCTGATCCGCATGGGCGTGGAGATGGATGAATGGGGCCGGGCCGTGGCGTATTGGTTTTGGCCGCGCCACCCCGGCGATTACCAATTCACCAGCTTCGTGCCCGACAAGTTCATCCGGGTCGAGGCTGCAGACGTGATCCACCTCTACATGGTCGACCGCTGGCCCCAGACCCGTGGCGAGCCGTGGTTTCATTCGGTGCTGTCGAGCCTGCATCAGCAGGACGGCTACGAAGAGGCCGAGGTGATCAAGGCCAGAGCCGCCGCGAACGTGGTCGGGTTTGTGCGGTCAGCTGAGGGGGTGATGGCCGATGGCCACACTGATGACGGACGCCAGCTGCTCGACACCGAGCCCGGAACATGGCAAAAGCTGCTGCCCGGTGAAGACGTGGCCGGTTTCATGCCGCCGGCACCCAACCCCGCTCTGGAGCCATTCCTGCGCTACATGCTGCGCAAGATGGCCAGCGGGGTCGGCATCAGCTACGAATCGCTCAGCCGCGACTACACCGGTGCAACGTACAGCAGCGCTCGATTGGCTCTGCTGGATGACCGGGACATGTACCAAATCGGAAG